GCAGAGGGTTTGACGCCAGAAAAAAACGGCAAGCGCACGCGTTGCGTTATCGAAATGAAATTCAGAAACAAATACTACGAAAAAAAGCTAATTGAAAAAAGCAAATACGACGAGCTTATGGCTTTAGACGACGACATAATTAAGCTATATTTTGTCAATGATCCGCGCGGCAATTACCTATTCTGGTTAAACGGAATAAATATGCCAGAGCCAGAAACTAAAGACATGCGAAAAACAACCCTATGGAATAATGGACACCAGGAAAAATTGATATACCTACTGCCAGAAAACAAAGCTAGTATAGTAAACGTAAACCAGCCAGAGCGTCCGCAAAAGAGCATCTGGGACGAATACTTTAAGAAAAAGAAAAAATAATTTTTTAACAATAGGCGCTAAGTATTAACATTTTTTTACTAAATTGAGCCTATGAAAAATAAAGATATAATAGAAGAGCTTGAAAACAATGTCCTAGACGTAGAAGAGTTTGCGTACTATGGCGAGTTTGAGCTAGCCAGCAAATTACTTATTGCCTGGAAAAATAAAGCCGAAGAGGCGCAAAGCACAAAAACACTAGCCGAGCTAAAAAAATGCGCAAACGCTCTAGCACGTATAGGAATTTATGTAAACCAAATGCAAGCTAGACAGCGCGCGTTTAACGTACAGCTAGGTAGGTTTCGTATGGCGAAACTAAAAGCCGAGGCAGAAACTAAAAAAGCGAAACAAGAGCTAGAAGACTATAAACTAGAATTATGAGTAAATACCATTTGACATACGTTTCGATGCTATTAATTTTGTTAACCCTTATAATTATGAGTATATGCCAAAGTTAAAAAGCAAGCTACATAAAGAGCTAAACGAAATACAATGCAGCCTAGGTCGTACAGAATTTAAAGGCGAGGTAGGCGACAAACTGAAAGCCGCGTTTCAAAAGCGCGAAACCGAAATAATAGAAATACTAAAAGTCTTATGAAAAACTACAAAATAGAATATATGTATTTAGCCTATTGCGGTCAAGACCTAGAGGGTTACGAGTTTGATAACTTAAACGTCGACGCCATAAGTCCAAAACAAGCTATAGCAAAAGCAAAACTACTAGCACCGCCAGGCGCTAAAAAATTCACTATAACAAATTAATACGATGACAGACCAAATTACACTATTAGACGGAAACGTCTACGACAAAGACCAGCTACTCGCCAAAATGCAAGACGACAGCTTTTATTACGGCGAGCTTTCAAAACTGGCATTAAGCAGCTCTAGCCTAAAGCTATTACTCGAAAGTCCAAAGACATACTACTACGTCAATAAGTATGGACAAAACGAAACGACAGCCGCGCTGCGCAGCGGACATCTTTTTCATTTAGCCATTTTAGAGCCAGAAAAATACGACACGATAAAATTCGTTGAAGTCCAAAGCCGAAATGCAAAAGCATTTAAAGAGGCAGCTGCCGAGTATGGCGAAGTCTTTACGGCAAAAGAGCGAGACGACAACAACAGGCTTATAGATGCGTTTTTCAAAAACCCTAAAGCCATTGAGTTAATAGGCAACAGCAAAACCGAAGTGCCAGCAATAGGCAACGTACTAGATACTGGGTTTCCGTTTAGGGGCAAGGCAGACGTATTAAAAAATAGCGGCGGCATAGTAGACATAAAAACTACGCAAGATGTACAGAATTTTGACAAGTCGGCATTTAAGTATAAATATCACTTACAGGCTGCCATATATATAGACCTATTTAGTACGCCAGAAAAACCGCTTACGCATGAAGACTTTACGTTTCTATGCATTTCAAAAAACACTCTTGACATAGGCGTATGGAAATGTAGCGAGGCATTTATTGAATACGGACGCCAGGAATTACGCAAAGGCGTAGAGCTGTACAAAACCTACATACGCGAAGACTTTGACATAAACGACTATACAATTCAAGGTACGCTATAATGGAATACAGCAACAGTTTCGAGTACGACCTAAAAGTCGGTCAAGTCAAAGAGCGCGAGCTAGCCGACATACTAGAAAACAAAACTGTAGAGGTTAAAAAATGTACCGACGCTTTTAGTAGTATTTTTATTGAATATGAAAGCCGAGGCAAACCGTCTGGCATAAGCACCAGCAAAGCCGACTACTATTGCATAGTTTTAAATAAGTCTTTTGTAATTATAGAAACCGAAAAACTTAAAAAATTATGTAAGCCGTACTTTAAGACAAAGCGAGAAATACTGGGCGGCGACAACAATACGTCCAAAGGAATAAAATTACCAATAAGAGACATATATTTATGAAAACAAAAAAAAGCAAATGGCGTAAAATAAACGGCAAATGGGTAAACCTAGAAGAGCTAAGTAAAAATACTAGTAATCCAAAGTATATAAAATGCGACGAGTATAGCCAAACATTTACATACGCTAGAACAAACAAAAAAGCTAGTTATTTGCCAGACCATTTAAAAAACAAATAATGAGACAAAAAAAGCTAACACAACAGAAACGCATCGAAACCTTAGAGCGAGTAGTAGCGCAGCTGTACGTAAAAATTGAAACATTACACAACCTAGTAAAAAAACTAACTCATGAGCCAGATAAAAAAGATAGCTAACCTAGTAATAAATTATACAGGCGTTGACATATACAGCAAACGCCGAACACAAGACATCGTAGACGCCAGGGCGTTATTCGAGTATATAATGCGCGAAGACTACAAAGTTACTTACGCGACGCTTACGGATCATTACCGCAAAAACGGCAAAAAACGAAAGCACGACGTAATGATATACAGCGTTAAAAACTTTGAAAACGAAATACGGCATAGGCGTAAAGACTTAAACGAATACTACCAAAACATACTAAAGACAGAAATAACAGTACGCCAGTACCAAAACGCATATAGCTTAATAAGCCAACTCAAAAACCAAAAACAAATGCGTAAATTTCGTCAGTATATGACAGAGTTATTAAGCGAGCCAGCCAAAAACTAGAAAACCAACGTTATATAGTTATGGTACGAGACACAAAAGACAGTAAAAAAAAGATGCTAGAGGCTCTGGAGTACAACCTAGGCATCGTTTCTACGAGCTGCGCAAGCGCTGACGTAAGTAGGGCAACTCACTACCGATGGCTAAAAGAAGACGAAGACTATAAGCAATATGTCCTGGACATACAGGAAAGCGCTATAGACTTTGTGGAAAGCAAGCTCTACGAAAAAATAAAAGACAAAGACACCGCTAGCATTATTTTCTATTTAAAGAGTAAGGCAAAACATCGAGGCTACGTAGAGCGCCAACAGCTAGAGGTTCAAGAGGCAAAAGAGTTTACAGTAAAAGTAATTGAGTAATGGCAGATATAACAAAATGCGAGGGTACAGGCTGTATAATTAAAAACGACTGTTATAGGTATACTGCCGAAGACAGTTTACGCCAGGCGTATTTTGAAAAACCGCCGCTAGAAACCAACCGACAGCACGACGGTATTACGTGCGAATACTACTGGCAAAACAAATAGTTTGCAAATAGAAACAAACATAGTCTGGAAACACCTAGAGCATACAGACAAAAAAATTGTTATTATGCAAGGGGGTACGCGGTCTGGCAAAACCTACAATACTTTGCTCTGGCTTATATTTTCCTATTGCCAAAAGTACAGCAATAAGACTATCACTATTTTTAGGGCAACCTACCCAGCCTTACGCGCAACCGTTATGCGCGACTTTTTCGACATACTAAATAAGTACGACCTCTACAACGAGGCAAACCATAATAAGAGCAACAGCGAGTACAGACTAAACGGAAACCTATTTGAATTTGTAAGCATAGACCAGGCGTCCAGGTTAAAAGGTCGCAAGCGTAACATCGCATTTCTAAACGAGGCAAACGAATTTAGTTACAGCTCTTACAGTCAAGTTTTGTTTCGGACAGTAGGTACGCCAGGCGCGCCGTCCATAATTCTAGACTACAACCCTAGCGACGAGTACAGCTACATATACACTAGAATAAAAACACGCGACGACGCAGCGTTTCATATTACTACATACAAAGACAACAAATTTCTAGAGCAAAGCCTAGTAGACGAAATAGAGCGGTTAAAAGAAACTGACGAAGACTACTGGCGCGTCTATGGTCTGGGGCAAGTCGGACGCAACCGAGCAACAGTTTTTAAGTTTAGCGAATGCGACAAAATACCAGAGCGAGCCAAGCTAATTGCACGCGGTCTAGACTGGGGGTTTGTTAATGATCCTAGCTGCCAGGTGGCAACCTACCTACTCGACAACAACCTGTATATAGACGAAGAGTTTTACCAGTATGGAATGACAAACCGCGACATACACAACAAACTACAAGAGCTAGGCATAAAACGAAACGACGAAATTTTTGCAGACAACGCCGAGCCTAAGAGTATTGACGAGCTGCATCGTTTCGGCTGGAATTGCAAGCCAGCGACAAAAGGCAAGGACAGCATTTTAATGGGCATCGACTTAATGAAACGTTATAACATTTTTGTTACAAGCCGCAGCACAAACACTATACAGGAATTTAGAAACTACAAATGGCTAGAAGACAAAAACGGCATGCTATTAAACAAGCCAGAGCCGAAAAACGACCATAGCATCGACGCGACCAGGTACTCCATATTTACAAAACTTTCAAGACCTAACGTTGCTAGGTACGCCATAAGATAGTATATTGCAGTAACGATATGAAACTACTAGAATTATTTGCTGGTACTAGGTCAGTCGGCAAAGAGGCTGAAAAACTAGGGTTTGAAGTTTACAGCTCGGACATCGAGCCGTTTCCTGGAATTGACTACGTAGTCGACATACTTAATTTTGACATAAACAAAATACCATTTAAGCCTACAGTAATTTGGGCAAGCGTACCATGCACGACCTACAGCATTTTACAAGTCAGACACCATAGAGACGGCATAAAGCCAAAAACAGACGATGCAATACTAGGCGACAAAATTACAGTTAAGACTTTAGAAATAATTAAACAGCTAAAACCTAAATACTGGTACATAGAAAACCCCAGGGGCATGCTGCGAAAAATGCCGTTTATGCTAGGCTTACCTCGCGCGACTGTATGGTATTGTCAATATGGCGACAACCGCGCAAAGCCTACTGACATTTGGAGTAATAATTTATACAGCCTGTTTAACCCAGACGGCTGGCAGCCAAAACCAGTATGCCATAATGGAAACCAAAACTGTCATCACGACGCCTCGCCTAGAGGCAGCACAACTGGCGGCGTACAGGGGCAAAGCGGTAATAAAACTAGGTCGGTTATACCTGGGGATCTTTGCCTAGAAATAATGCAAAACAGCATTTGAGTTATAAACATTTGGTTAATAAGTGTCTTTATTGTATATTGCAACTGTCGCGAGTAGGCAAATAATGTAAGACCGAAAGCCGTAGCTAGCCGATAGGAAACGAAAAATAGCCGTCCAGCCTAAGCCAAACAGGCGCACCGACGTAAAACAAAAAATATGTTTGGTTAATTTAAAATTCGATATAATGAAAAATTACAAACACCCAGAGACAGGGGAAAAAATGTCTACCAAAGAGTACTTTGCTTTTATGTTTGGCGAAGAGTTTATGTCTAGTAATGACAAGGGTACAATTAAACAATACGCCGAGTAATGGAAAACTACGACTACAGCGAGTTAATTAAAGATGCAGAGTTTGAAGTACAGTATTACTCTGAACAGCTTAAAAAAGCCGAAAGCAATTTGTTTAGGTCTAGACTAGCGCTAGAGCAACTGCAATTACGCCAGAGGGCAAACAAGACAGTAGAACACGCAAACCCAGAAAACGCGTAAATTCTTTTTTTTTGGTTTGAATTTTAGGGGCAGCTTAACGGCTGCCTTTTTTTATGCGCTCAATTCTAGTAAGTTTACGTTATATATAAAACAGTTTACAAATGAAACTAGACATACGAGTACCTACGTCGCTATACGACATACCCCTACATCAATACCAGAAATTCATTAAAACGTTTGAAGACGACGATACGTTGACTGACGAGTACGCCGCGCTTAAAATGCTTGAAATTTTTTGCGGCTTAAAAACAGACGAAAGTTTGCAAGTCAAAGTCTCTGACATTAAAAAAATAACAGACAAGCTAAATAAGGCTCTGTCAGAAAAACCCCTACTAATTACTAGGTTTAAGCTAGGCGGTACGGAATTTGGTTTTGTACCTCAACTAGACGACCTAAGTTTCGGCGAGTTTGTCGACATTGAAAATAATATAGGCGACTGGGAAACTATGCACAAAGCTATGGCTGTATTGTATAGACCAGTTACGCAGCGCATGGGTAAGAAATACGAAATTGAAGACTACAGAGGCGACAGCTGGTACGATGCTATGCTAAATATGCCAGCCAGCGTAGCTGTTAGCGCTATCAATTTTTTTTTTCATTTAGAAAACGACTTACTGAAAGCTACGTTTCACTCTTTGGATCAACAGGAAACCAAAGTACAACAGGCAGCGCAGACAATTTCAACAAACAATGGGGGTGGTATCATTCATTCATGAGACTAGCCGACAACAAATTTTTAGAGCTAGAGGTGGTAGCAAAGAAAAACGTACATAATTGTTTAACCTATCTAACATACGTAAAGCAAAAAGATGAGGTACAAGACAATTACATAAAAAGTAAATTTAAAAGGTAATGGCAAACGACGGCGCAAGGGCATTTTATTTAATGCTAGAAACAATTAAAAACATTTTACTAGACGACAAAAACGTCAATTCTGTAACGTATGGCGACTTGTCAGAGGTTGACCTAAGCAAGCAAACTATTTTTCCGCTTTCGCATATTATAGTAAACCAGGCGACAAACGACAGCCAGTCGATGAGTTTTAACGTAACAGTTTTAGCTATGGACGTGGTAGACATTTCAAAAGACAAGTCTAAAAACGTTTTTGAAAAACACGCGCACGAGCATTACGTACTCAATACGCAACTGGCTGTAGTCAACAGACTGTACCAGCTTTTACACAACGGACAAATACGACTGACTGGCTACCAGGTCGACGGCGACGCAAACTGCGAGCCTTTTGTAGACCGCTTTAGCAACAATTTAGCTGGCTGGGCGACAACATTTGACGTAATGGTTAAAAACGACTTATTTATATGCCAAAGCTAAAAAACGTAATTAAGGAAATGAACGCTTTAGGCGTCAATACAATTTCTAAGGCAAAGTCAAACCTAGAAAAAAACAACAGCTCTGGCGCATTGTCTGAAAGTCTTACATACGACATAAACGAAAAAGACGTTGACAACCCTATACTAGAGTTTTACGGCTTAGACTATGGCAAGTTTGTAGACCAAGGCGTACAGGGAAATGATCCACAGGCGCAACCGCCAGGCGCGGTAGCAAGGTACAACAAAGCGCCAGGCTCGCCATATCAATTTGGTACTGGTACAGGCAGCAGCGGCAGCCTACGAGGTGCTATTGACAAATGGGTTGTACAAAAAGGAATACCAGCGGCACGCGACAAAGAGGGCAAATTCATAAAACGAAAGTCTTTAGTTTATTTGATGACGCGTAGCATTTGGAATACTGGTTTAAGACCTACGTACTTTTTTGAAGACGCGCAAGAGCAAGCGAGCCGAGGCATACAAAGAAAATTTGCAAAGGCATACGCAAAAGACGTAGAAGAGCAAATAGAAAACGAGCAAAGAAAAAAACGACGAAAACGTAGATAATGGCTGACAAAAGATATTTAAGAAGTACAATAAGTTTGTACGCGAATTTAGGGCAAAGCGCACCTATACAAGAGGGTTACGCAGTTTTGACTTTATTTATTAACGGCTCAACTACTCCTTTGTATGTAGTTAGAAAAAATGCAGTAGAGCAACCCAGCGGTAGTATAGAAATTTACGAGGCGCTTTTTGAGGTAGGCGAGCTTTTTTCCGACTACCTGGACATCGAGTTTGACGGTACGTACACTAGTCAAAGTTTAGAATGCGAGGCTGAAATTGAGTTTTATTTTAGCGACGGTACGCCAGCGCCAGGCGCAACAACTTTTAACTTTTACGGCGTAGACGGTTACACGCTTTTTACGCAAGGTGCAAACATTATAGAAACTGGCACGCCGCCAGCAATAACAACTCGCACGCTATACGTGCCAGAAAATACAGCTGGCTACGTACCGACTTTTTCTGCGACTGGTTTTACATACAATTCATTTAGCGCAACCGCAACAACAAAGACTGTAAGCGGCGTTACCTGGAAAATAAACCGAGTTTGCGAGCCTAGGTTTACGCCTTACAAAGTCGTTTTCGTAAACAAATACGGCGCTCTTCAAGACATGTATTTTACGTTGATGCGTAAAGACAGCATAGAGACTAAACACGAAACATTTAAAAGAAACATCGTAAACTCTACAGGCGGATATAACGTTGCGCAGCATCAAACTAAAACTTACAATTTTCAAGGTACTAGCAGCTTTACTCTTAATACACCGTTTGTAAACGAAGAGTTTAACGAGACACTAGAAGAGCTTATGCTAAGTAAAAAAATATGGATAGTCAACCCAGACGACGCTTTAGAGGTCTACCCAGTAGTCTGTACAACTAAGTCGCTACAGAAAAAGACACTAAACAACGACAAGCTCGTACAATACGAAATAGGTTTTAAAAACGCATTTGACATAATTAACAAAGTACGGTAATGCTAGAAATGCAGCTATACATAACAGGGCAAAGAGTAGACATCTTTAAAGACGAAAGCGTAACGCTGACAGACAGCATACAAAACGTTAGAGACTTTGAAAAAATTTTTACGTCTTTTAGTCAGTCTTTTAACTTGCCAGCTAGCAAAACAAACAACAAAATTTTCAAACACTACTACAACTTTAACATCGAGGCTGGGTACTCTTTTGACGCCAGGATCAAAACGACGGCTTTTATAGAATTAAACAGTCTGCCGTTTCGTAGAGGCTACATAAAACTAGAGGGCGTAGACTTAAAAGACAATATACCATACTCGTACAGAGTTACATTTTTTGGCGAAATAGTAAAACTTAAAGATGCTATAGGCGAAAGCAAACTGTCAGACCTTTTAGGTTTAGGCTCTACAGCCTACAGTTCTAGCAATATAATAGCTATGCTGCAACGCGACGCAAACCAAGACTACGGCAGCGGCTTAATTTATGACGAGGTAGTACCTTTAATTACTCATACTCAAAGGCTTTTCTACGATAGCGGCTCTTCTGTCCATAATACAGGAAACCTAGCGCCAGGAGGCAACAAGCATGGCGTAAAATGGAATGAGTTAAAGCCAGCTATGCGCGTCAATAAAATTATAGAGGCTATAGAAAATACGTTTCCGCAGCTACAGTTTTCGACTGACTTTTTTAAAAACCCAAACAACAAAAAATTCTACAACCTTTTTATGTGGTTGTCGCGTAAGTCTGGCGCAGTAGAAAATTTAAGTGGCGAATTTGAGGTTGACACGCTTATTGAATTTCCTAGTGGTACATCGCCTCGCAACGTATTTTCGTCTACTGGTAATGGCTTAATTTATTTAGGCAACTATTACGACTGGCAATATGTTACACAATGGCGGTATCAATTAAATTATAGCTCTGGCGGTACATATATAGCCGAGGTTTACAACCTTTTTGGGCAGTTAGTATACCAAAGCTCTTTACAGTCTGGTAGCCTTACTATTAACCAAGGCGACTTAAACGTAACAACACCTAACGCTGAATTATTGCTATACGTAAAAACTACGACGCCAGTAACATTTTCTAGTATTACCTGGTCTGGCGCTTATTATGAATTTGACTACCCAAACCCTATAACTGACAGCTGGAATAGAAGTACAGGGACATTAACAACTGGTACAGAATTTTTATTTGACTACGCAAAGCAAATGCCAGATATTACGGTGCTTAACTTTTTAAGCGGTTTGTTTCGCATGTTTAACCTTACGGCTTTTGTGCAAGACGACGGCATAATAAAAGTACAGCCGCTAAACGAATACTATCAAGACTATTCGGCATATAGGGACATTACAGAATTTGTAGGAATTGAAAAAACTAGCGTAGACGCAGCGCTACCTTACAGACAAGTTAAATTTGAGTTTTCCGATACTAAAAGTTTTCTAGCAAATAAGTACGGCGAAATTAACAACAAAGCCTGGGGGTTGCTGCAATATAACAACGATCAAAACGACCTTACAGGCTCGCTATATAAGGTAACAGCGCCTTTTGGACATTTTCTTTTTGAACGGTTAAACGATGTTAACGGCGGCGCACAACTAGACCTACAATGGGGGTGGTCTGTAGACAAAAGCCAAAATGCTATGTTACCGCAACCGCTTTTATTCTACCCTGTCTACCCAGGAAACGACACGCCTCAAATTCAAATAGTAGACGAAGTAGACGAAAACAACGAGCCTGTAACCGACGTTACTAGAGTACCTAAGTCAATGCCTTTTAACCATTATGCTTTAACACCTCAACAAGGTTTATTTCAATTTAATTTCGCTTATGAGGTAAGCGAATGGACAGGGCAATTAAGTTTTCCAGAGACTTTGTTTTCTGACTACGAAAAATACATAAGAGGGGTTTTTAACCCAAAGCAACGAATTACAAAAGTAGAGGCTATGCTACCTCTGGCGGTACTGTTGTCAATACAAATGAATGACAGAATTATTATAGCTGGAAACAACTACTTAATAAATAAGCTGACGACAAACCTATCAACAGGCAAAAGCCAGCTAGAGCTACTAAACGACTTTAACATTGAAAGCTACGACGCATGATAAATTTAATTTTAGAAATGTTACAGCAAGCTAACGGCGAAACCGAAAACATACGTATCGCGCAAGGCAAAAACAAACTACCTAAAACCCTAAAAGACGGATATAAACAACTTAAAAAGCAAGGACAATGGCTGTTGAAAAAATAGGCGTAGAGTTTGAGGTAAAAAACAAAAACGCTATAAAGCAAATAAAAGAAACTAGCAAAGCTCTAGACCAGTTTAGCGATGACCTGGACAGAAACCGCGAGGGGTTACAAGTTTTAGACAGCGTTACTGGCGGCGCAGCTTCACAATTTCAAGACTTTAGAGCTAGTCTAAAAGGCGGAGTTACAGCGGTTAAAGGTTTAACTGGTAGTTTTAAAGCTCTGAAAGCGTCAATAATAGCTACAGGTATAGGCGCGCTAGTCGTTTCTATAGGCTTAATTGTAGCCTACTGGGACGATATTAAAAACGCCATTTCTGGCGCAAACGCAGAGCAAGAGGCTTTACTAGAAACGCAGAAACAAAGCGCAGCTGAAAGCCAGACTGCGTTTGATGCAATTAGCGCAACCGAAAACACGCTTAAACTACAAGGCAAAAGCGAGCGCGACATACTGAATTTAAAAAAGGCGCAAACAGACGAAACTATTGCAGCTTTAGAGGCGCAACTAGAAACACAAAAAACTATAAAAGCCGAGCAAGTCGCAACCGCTGAACGAAACAGAAACATTACAGCTGGGTTTATTACAATGATAAGCGCGCCGCTAGTAGCGTTGCTAGCTATGGTCGACCAGCTTTCGGCTGGTTTGGCATCTTTAGGTATAATTGACGAGGGTACAAATTTAGCCAAGGGTTTTGTAATGGGTACTGCCGAATTGCTTTTTAATCCAGAAAAAGTAGCGGAAAAAGGCGACGAGACTATAGCTGAAACTGAAAAACAACTTACTAAGCTAAAAAACCAAAGAGACGGTTTTGTACTCGCACAACAAAAACAAGACAAAGATGCAGCCGACAAAGTAAAGGCGCAAAAAGAAAAAGACGACGAAGAGGCTAAACAAAAAGCAGACGACGACGCAGCAAAAG